CTTGTCGAATGAACAGCGATTCTCGGAACATCGAAAGATATCTGGTTATTTGCAACTTCAAAATCTTTCTGAGATGGAAACAAATAGCATTCCCGATCCTCAATTTTTCTATGCATTCCCATACGCATCCAATAAAAATCAAGAAGATGCTGATGCCGCGTATCCTCATTTTGGTGCCACATGTTACATTCCCCGCGGACTTGATAGGGAGCATAAATTCTGTCATATCCCTCGTAAGTCATTTCTTGGAAGATGACATCGTAATACCATTCTTCCGATTCGTGAATAGCATCTATATTAGGGTTGTTCCTCAATAGATCCGCATAAGGTTTGTTCACATAATAATGAATCTCACTATCCGGAAATTCTTTTTTAAGTTCCCTGCAAATCGTTGCGCCCAAGATTACATCTCCCATGGTCTTAAGCATGACAAACATGATCTTCATACTAAAGCCTCCGTCGGTAATGTATCTTTGGGTTTCCGATCATACATACTAATAACCCCGCGAATGAATGATATCGCCATTTTTTGCCAAGTCTGCTGACTCGCCCACTGCATGTTTTCCCGCGCGCGCGCCTGCGCTTCCGCGTAATTGTCACGGACATATTTCATGATGTCCCGAAGATCATCAATATCAACCTGACACCAACGGCTATTTAATGCTTGAGGGCATTTGAGGATATAGTTCGGATCGTCAATAATATGCAAAAATGACTTTGCGAGATAAGCATTATCTGATTTGAGATAATCTGTTTGAGCTCCCCAATCGCAAGCAATCACCGGAATCCCGGATGCCATCGCCTCAAGATATTGCATCCCCAATCCTTCCCCGCGCGAGCAAAGAACGAAACAATCTACCGATCGATAAAGAGAAGCCATTCCATAATCCGATATTTTATCGCCCCAAAAAAGGATCCTCGGAGGATTCTTAGAATTAAAATTCATAGCAATACGACGTAATCGCATCATACATTCACGGCGGTAAGACTTTGTAAAACCAGCATAATGACATTTAAAGATAAGCGTCACTTGATCCCGATCGCTAAATGCCGTAACGAACGCTTCGATCACAGATTCAAAATTCTTTCGTTCCGTAAAATCACCGGAGCAAAGGAACGTGAATCCCTTCTTATTTGAAATTTCAAGTTGCGGACCATCTGGTGTGTATTTGAATGAATCGACAGCAATCGGAAGCGCTTCAATTTTCTCTTCTGGAATCCCGGATTCCACCCAGCTCTTTCGGTTGAATTCGCTAAACACAAATATCTTGTCCATTTTAAGAAGAGACTCCATCCATGGCTTAGGACATCTGTCTGTCTCAAAAAGCGTGTAGCAGATAGCCGGCGCATCCTTATAAATAGGCTGCGCACGCGGGAGTTGATAGATAACATGCGGCGCTAATTTATTGACTCTTGTTTGTGTCATGCGAACAAGCCGAGATATTTTTTCCTGGGGGATAGCAACCCGTTCAGAATTCCACTCGTAAGCAGGCCGCAACTCAATTCCTACTCCCATTTGATCAAGCGCAAGAAGAAGCTCGCGGCTTAAATGCTCAAATCCGGATTGTCCCCACACAGGCGCATATACGATGAGTTCCATCAATCCCTCCAGAAAGTATTCACAAAAGCCCAGCTCATTGCCGATCCCCCAAGAATAGATGCCGCAATAAAATAAACCTCAACATTTTTAAACTGTAAGAACATAAGCGCAGCCGCAATCCAAAACCCGGTACAAAATGGACAATTGAAAGGCTTCCGATCAAACCATTTGAATTGCATTGAAAGGATCTTGAAGAAAAGAGCCCCACCAGAAGCTGCTAAATAAAAAAGGATAAGGCTCGTCACTTGCCACCGCAGCAATGGGCGCAGGGACGAATCATGAATTTGATCTGTACCCATATTTTCATACGACCACCTCGAGATTTATCGGTTTTATAAAAGGCATTTCATGAGACAAGAATAACATGTTCCATTCATCCACAATCCGACTCCAAGGATACTGCGTGGCAAATTCATAGCCTTTCTGAGCAACATCATCCCGATATTTTTTATCCTTAAATATTTTAATCATCGCAGCGGCTGATGCCATCACATCCGGAACCGGACGTTCAGTAAGATGAGATCCTGTCCATGTAAGCGTTCCAGCCGGCGGAACTAAATGAGCCCGTCCATCAGCTCCAAGTTCCGCAGACGCTGAATGATTTAAAAGAATACATGGAAGTTTAGTTGCCATTGCTTCAAACGTCGGCATCCCGAATCCTTCTCCAGAAAGAAGAATGAACGCATCTGCAACCTGATAAAGTTTCGCGAGTTCCTCATTAGGAAGCATATGAAGCTCTGAGCTTGAATGCGCAACTTGATCATAATACATAATGCTTTGGTTCTTTAATCCATTCACCAAAAGAAGCTCATCGATGTTCCATCCCATCACATCATTGAAATACATATGCGGCCAAAAAATAACTTTATCTTTAAATTCTGGAAGTTCAGAAAATATTTTCCAGGCCTGAATGAGTTGCGGGATATTCTTTCGTGATTGATTGCGAGACACGGTAAGGAACATAAATTTATCTTGAATCCCGAATTTCTGACGGAGAAGTCTTCGTTCTTTAGGATCTAAAGGTTTGAACATGTCTGTGTCGACGCCATGATAAATCGTTCGAAGACGGCTTCTCGTCTCTTCATCCGATACGCTTTTTAAGACAGCATCCTTCGCATAATTGGTGTACGCAACCGGAATATCTATATCTTCAATGGTCTTTACGATACCCGGAGGAAGGCCGCCGCATATCGGTTCGCCATCCACAGGAATATAACTACACCATTGAAATGATTTTCTAGTCCGACAAACATTCGGATCCGTAATGTACCAAAGCCACCAAAAATCACCGATTGTAAGAAGAATATCAGGTTGGAATTGTTCAACGACACGATCCAGAATATTGGATCCATAGAGGTTATCGTTTGTCCACCAGAAATGAATGTTATGCGGAAGATTCGGAGTAATATCTGCTCTGTGGTACCATCCGATATAGCCTATCTGGTGCCCACGCGCTGCCAACCCTATCGCAAGCTCTCGACCAAGACGTCCCATACCCGTAGGAATAAAAGGGGAATCGCTCATGCAAAGTATGCGCATTATTTTTTCCTTTCATGTTCATTTACATAATGGCAATCTTTACATAAAGTTATTCCATTATTATTAAAGCCGTTATGACCTTTAATAAATTGGCCTAATTCATTTCTCATATATTCCCAGGAAGGCTTGTCTGTAAAAATATTCTTACGCATAGCATAGTAATATCAGCAATAATCAAAAAACTATTTTCACCCAAATCTTCTCTTATATAATCGACATTCTGAATTTCTAATGGCTTATCTAAATACTGAGTATCATTAACTGCTAAGCGAGTCCCTCTAACAACTGAGAGGAAATCATTCACAAAATCAAGCATTCCCTGTCCTTGCGTACGCGTAGCATCCCCAATGATAGAAAGTTCTCTTTGGTTATAGCGCATCACCAAATAGGCCTTCACAATATGCGTAGCTTGTTTTTCCTGAGAAGCAACCCATTCCTCTTCAGTGCTTATAGGAGTAAAAAATATGGAAGGTAAAAGAGTAAGAGAAATATTAGGGATTAAAATATCAGGATGGATAATCTCAACATATTTTACATATGAGAGTGTCTGCCCGGATTGATTGTTATTTTGAATCAATGTTTTTAATCGGGTGACAGTCGTTTTCATTGCGGAACTTTATAACACAAAAGTTTTTTTAAATCAACTTTGATCAAGCGTCTCGTTCTTTTTCAATGTCATCAATAGTTCGAGTGTCCGTATTCCAATTAAATTCACTATCTACATCAAAGATAGGAGCTTGTCCTTCAGCTCTGACTGCTTTCACTTCATCGCCATAAACTGCTGTAAATTCCGTAATCTGAATTTTGCGTTCCCGGATAAGCGCAAGGATTCCTGTCTCTTCATTGATATATTGATCGTAATAATCATTTTTCTTCTCAGAAGAGATTGGTCCCACGCGCGCAACGTTCGCGCGTAGTGTAAAGTAAGTCGCGAGATCAGATGCTATATCATCAAGCAAGACCGGAACATTAGCAGCTGCGGTGATAGGAATAGAGCTTGAGTAAACAACTTCAAGATATCCATTAATAAGTCTCGTTGCTCGTTCAAGTCCTCGAATAATCAGATTCCCAGGTATTTCCGTTTCATCCACATAATGCCCAGCCTGCGAAGTTATGGCATAAGCATTCACTTCATTGCGAACGTCTCCAGAAGATCCATAAAGGATCTCGCTCGAATTATTGGGACTCGGAAACCCCATCGGTATTCTCCTTAAGAGGTTCTTGTTGCAGATCCTCTAACGGTTTCGTTTCTTCCGGAATTCTAGCCAACGCTTCTTTAGCCAGATCATTATCAAATTGCTTTTTGAAAAACTCAATATCCGCATGCACACGATTATACGCCGGACCAAACGTACTCGGTACGTTAAGACCTGTATACACACAAAGCGCCACCAGTTTTGAGAATATAGCGTTCACATCAAAAATAGGAACGACTTTATTTTGATCTTGATCATCTTGTCCGAATTGTATGGGGACGTAAAGCGCATCCGAAAGTTTGGTGAGAATATCGTCTACTGTTTCCTTAGTCAATTTTTCCATCCGTCACCAATCCTTTCGATTTCTTATTGATTAATTTTTCAGCCTGTTTCTCTCCGATGCCCATCATCTTAGAAACAGCAACAGCATTATAGGCGGAAGAACTAGCCGGCATTTTAGCACTGATTTCTTTTGCGCGCTTTTCATTATCGTATTCTTGACGGTTTTCGCGGCTCACAAAAGCGCGTGCGGCTTGAGATTTGTTTCGGATGATTGCATATTTTTCTTGGGGTTTTTTAATGATTATTCCGAAGGCCATTTGTCTACTCCTTAAAAGGATCAGGGGGCTCACCGGCTCTCGCGGGCCAGCTAACCCCCATCACCTTTATGCGCAACTCACTGTTTAGGACAAGACGTCCGTAATGAGGTTGGCCGCATTGGAAGTCACGAGTTCTTCGGCCTGAATAACCGAAACCTCAATGTACTCGCCTTTGCGGTGCTCGTCACGATACGATCTTACAATGTTGTCCTGAACTCGCATGATGTAGCCCCAGGAAATGGCATCCAACGAAACAGCCATTTCACGGTAAAACACAGGAACCGAATCTCCCCAGATCTTGGCGATCGAGGAAGATGCATTCAGTTTCGACGTGTCTTCCGTAGCGCCCGCGATAATAATCGCGAGGTTGAACATCACAGGAGGCAGTTCACCATTGATCAGAAGCCCTTTATTCTCTTGTCCGCCATTAACCACATAGCGAATAAGATCGCGGAGCGTACTGTCCCGCTTCACAACGTCTTTCACATTCTCCGCAAGAAGAATCGCATTCGGCTCAACGCCCGCATTATTGCGGATGCTGTCTTTCGCCGTATCGATATCTTTCTCAATCGTCGGAGATGTGCCATCCCATTTCGGGGAAGCCGCCACCGTGGCGACAACGTTGCCAGAGTTCTGACAAACAGCTTGCACTCTCTTTTCCTGTCCTAATTCGATCCATTTTAACAATTTCGCAGTCGTATTAATGCGCGGACGGACAGGACTGTCTGCGTTATTAATGATTCGATCTGCCAGAAGATGTCTTAATGCATACTCTTCTGCTGCATACGATGCTGTTGAAGGCATCCACTCAACTTCCTTCGCCCGTGCGCCTGCAGCGCGTAGGGAATCCACATCACGAAGTTCTTCGCGTGAGAAAGTGTAATAGACGTCCGATTCTTTCATGACCGTGACGACTGGAAACATTTCCTCAGCAACAAAAGCTCGGTTGCGGAACTGGAGGGCGAAGTTAGTGAGCGGCACGTTTACGTGGACGTCACTTGGCTTTGATGGCATTGCTTATGCCCTCCGAATCTGAAGGAAGCAAGTGATCTGATCCCCGGAAGTACCTGCCGGTTCTGCTGCGGCTCCCTCTTCTGGCACTCCCACAATTCCATCTCCTGTGACGCCGCCATTATTCGAAACGCGACCTACTGCGTCTGAAATAAGGAGCGGAACGCCCTTAGAAACGGCTGCGGAAATTTCGACAAGGGATTTTCCCAATTGCCGAACTCTGACCGTATCACCTGACGCGCTCGTTGCATTTTGTACAACGCCTGCGATCTTCGGAGCCTTAGCGGCTCCATAAGTGACAAAGCCAGGAGTGG